CTATTTCGGTATCACTTTCAATACTTTGTATTAATTCAAATATTTCTGAATCGTAATGTGACCATTTTGAATTTGACATAATTTTTATTTAGTAGGTTATTACAACAAAAGTAATAAAAAAAACCACATATAAAAAAAATATTTAAAAATTAACTTCTTTTAACCATTTCTTTACGTCAAAACTCGGACACGCCTTATTTACTCCAAAATCCCTATGACCTTGCACAATAGCATTAGGAAATTGTTTTTTAGCTTGTTTTATTAGATATAAAAGACTTTCTTTTTGTTTTGGTGTTCTCGTATCTTTTGGTTTTCCTTTTTCATCTATGCCACCAATATAACTAAAATGAATTGATTCAGAATTATAACCTTTTACGCCATTAGTAACTTGTTCATATTTTGCTAATTCGTGAATAACTCCGTTAGCGTCAATCAGTCTATGATAACCTACCGACTTCCATTTTAAAACATTTTTCCAATAGTCTAAAATAGATTGCTTTGTTGCGGTTGGTTGGGAGGCGGTACAATGAATTACTATGTAATTTATATTTCTCATATTATTTTAATAAACTACCTATTTCGTTACACATTCTTTTCATTTCGTTTATCTTTTGCTTTTTATTCTGATTGTTGTTTTTTGGCACTTCATTAATATAATCAATCCCGATTAAAGCGAATATCTTACCATTTCGATAATAAGGCACAACAGACAAAGCGTTAATACCTTGTAATTCTAACATTTGTTTAGTTCGTATGTCATCAATTTCAGAAACGTTATCTATAAACATTTTATATTCAATTACATCTTTTAACCATCGTGAATATAACGCAGTTGGTATATCTTGTAATCTTTCTGCCTCACGACTAACTCCATCATTTACAACTTCATAATCACAACTCATTTTAGATTTGTGCGAACCATTGTAGTAAATATCCCCATTGTGAAACCTGAAAATATATGCTCTGTCTGCTTTGGTTTTAACCATTAAATCATTAAGAGCAGTTTCAATAATTACATCGTCGTTTATAGAATTTAACACTATGTCGCTATTTAATACCTTTAAATCCAACAACCTTTTAATTTCGCTTGAAAAAATATAGGTTAAAAAAGAAAAAAAGAGTATCAAAACAAGCCACCATTTAGACTTTATAAGTAATTCAATTAGTTTTAGTAAATCAGACATTCTTAACTTTCATTAAACGTTCAACAATGTTAGTTGCTCCTTCAATAGCTATGTATGATGTTGCAATAATTACCCAATCAGTTGAAGTAATAACGCCACCGAATAACCCAGCAGACGCTACTACAAAAACTGATAATTTTCTACTCACCCATTTTGATAGGAATAAGTCTATTTGTTCTTTTTTACTCATTTGTTGGGGTGTATTCAATCCTTTGTAATTCATTTAATTGGTCGTGTATTGCTTCAAATTCTTTGCAGTCTAAAACTTCAAGACCTGCAATCCATCTATTTGAACCATCTTTAGCGAATTCAAGTTTATAGCAATCATTAAAATAGCCATTTAATGCGTTATATTGCTCTGTATTTGGGTGTAGTACTATCATAGTGAATTAATATAAGTGTTATAAGCAGTTACAAAAGCAGCGTTTTCAGATACTAAATTAGCACCCATTGCGTACATAGATACTTCGTGTCCTCCATATAAAGCACCTGAACGCAATATAAATTGATTTTCTGAACGTATAGATGTCGATAAAGATGTTCTTTGTGGTGTACTTGCAGTATTATCATTAAACAATGTCACATTTAAACTACTTGTACGATGTATAGACTTCATTCCACGAGTTGCAGTAAAATCAAAATTACCTCCTGTTAAACCTAAAGTACTATTTATTCTTTGATTTGCAGTTGAGTTACGTGTCATATTATTTAAACCTGCGGTTATTACACCATCTAAAGGACCTGTTCCACTTGCCATATACATATATAAATAACGACTTGCATTATTTAAAGTATAATTACTTCCGCTTGTTGCAGGATTGAAATTATTATCTATATAACTACTTGTACCATTACCCATAAATCCCTCATTTGTTGTGAAAGTTGGACTTGTAGAAGCGTTATATTGCACTAATCTTTTCCAATCAATTAAAGCAAATTGACTACTTCCATCAGTAGCAAAGTTTGCAAATGTGTCAAGTTTACTCCAAACTCCTGCGTCTTTTAAAGCAATTAACAAAGTATTTTGTTTCAATCGTTGTGCTTCACTTGGTAAAGTGTAACCTTGCGTAGTTGCGTAATCTAAAATAGCTTGATAATCGGTATCGTAAGCAAAACCAACAATATTAGTATCACCTGCCCAACTATCCTCGTGAACAGAACCCCAACTGATATTATTATTGACTGCACCTTGCCCCCAACCTATATTATTATTTTTCGCTCCTTGTCCCCAATCGCTCATTTTGTACTTTTTTTAATTGTTCAACTTTAGCCAAATATAAATTCAGCTTCTTAAAATTCTCTATTTTAGGTTTATTATATTTGCCAGCCACCATAAAAATTATTTGTATCAGGATTTACGTCTTCATTTGAATTACTATTGTATTCAGGATATGTAGATTGATTAAAACACATAAAATCAATAAATCTTTGAGTATAACTTTCTGCAATATCCCTTTCTTTTTCAACCAAGTAATCAACTTCTGCTTTATCTACGTTTGTAGCACTTTCAGAACTATGTTTAAATAATCCTTTATTACTTAATGTATACGCTGCGAAAGGTAAATAATAAACCATTGCCCAATGCACGAGCATAGGCTTAATGTAAGTAACTAAAAGACTTCTATAATCTGCAAACTCCTCATTATTTATTTCGTCGCTTAAAATCAAATCTTGTAATTTTTTATATAATTGCGAACCTAAATAATTTTGAATTGTAATGTCTTGACTAATTTTGATGTATTCGATAAAATCGTCAGCATCTAAATTGCCATTTGCTATTGTAAATTTCTTTACATCTTCGGTTGATATAAGTAATGCGTACATAATTTAATTAGTTTTTAAATCCTCTTTTATTCCAATACTCCTCTGTATAACCTTTATACGGCATATCTTTTGGTTTCATAGCTACCTCTTTTGGATTTCTTAAACGATAACCATATTTTTCGGCTTTCGCAATAGATAAAGGTTTTGCATTTGGATTTGTAGGGTCTATTTTAGTGTCAAAACTTGCATAAGTTCTACGCAGCCATTTATGGGAGCATCTCGCACCGCCTTTGTACAACCATATAGAATAAGTATCTGCACCGCCTTTACCAAAACCAGCATTTACTGCTACATTATCCATAGCTAAAATATCCTCTTTACGATATACTTTTTCTGCACTTAACATTTTATTACAAAAATCCCTTTCGCCTATTGTATCGCCACTATAAACATAACGAGTTATAAACTGAACACCATCAATATTTTCATCTTGTTCAGATTTTGTTCTTGGTCTTGCAGTACCGGTACTAACTAAATTTATTATTTTAGATAATAAACTTAATTCTTTTTTATTTTTATTATTTAAAGTTTGAATTTCTAAATCCAATTCATTTTCTGAATCATAATCAACTTCCGTTTCATCTATTAAATGCCAATCTTCGCTTAAAACTTCGCCTTTGTCAATTAAAGCATCTGCTAAACTTGGACAAGTATGCGCTGATAATTGCATTCCTGTTTCTTCTGCAACTTGTTCCGAAGTTTGTGCGTTCTCTAAATCGGTAAACTCTAAAGGTTGAATAGTTTTAAAGTATAATTTCAATTTGATATTATTAACCGCTAAAATAGCATCTAATGCTTCAATGATTTCAATCTGATAAGGTTTAATTACTAAATTATCATAAAGTAAAGTTGCAGTTTTTATTTCGTCTGCATTGTTAGAAAATCCACCGCCTGAATCACGAACTCCTAAAAGCATCGGACTTGTTACTCTATGCCCTACAACTAATTTTTCAAAACATTCTTTTGCTAAATACTCATAGTGTGCAGGTGCATCGTTTAAAGGTATATCTATGACCTCTGTTGCATTTTCTTTGCTATTTGAAAAACCATAAATTACTTTTTGACCTTTAGAACCTGTTAACTTTCTATTAGCATTTGCTACTATTTCTTCTCTTTTTTCTTC